TAATGTATTAACTGGGGTTTCTCCAACGCTCATCAGGATTGAGTTGACAGCATCTAGTTCGGTAGACACTCCGTAAGATATTTGTGCCATAAAAAAAGGGGGGCGAGTGCCCCCGTATAAATGTATATATTATGAGAAAGCTGCTGGCTTTGTAGATGTTCCTGCGAACAATTCTACACAAGCTGCTGGGTTCACATAATCTGCTCCCATAGCCATGCGTCCTAGGATGACATCGCCTTGGTATACCACTGAAACGTCTCCAGAAGTTACTTGAACTTGTGGGCCAATGGTTTCAACAACACCTGCAGCTTCTCTTTGGAAGATAAGTCCACATGTGTTTGCAAAGTTAGAGGCAGCACCGTAGTTCTGGCGTGGGCCATAGTTGTTACCTGTAACTGTTGTAGCTGTTTCGATTGACTCAGATACGAATGAACCTGTATTTCCAGGATCTACTGTGTCTAGGTCAGTTGCAGCTGAAGCACCACTTGAAGGTGCATACTTTGTACCATACTTAGAGAAGAATGGTGTGTTCATTGATTTGTAGATTGTGATACCTGCAATTTCAATGATACCGTTTGCAGACTGTAATGCGTCTCCTCTTTCATTGCGGTTGATTAAACCGTTTGATTCAATGTTTTGGATGAGTGCATAGTACTGTCTTGGGTTAAGTACGGCAACCCGACCCTCATCACTAACACCTTTTTCGTCTAGAGCTGCAGCAGCATCATAGAAAGCGTTGATTAAGTGTGTGTGATTTAGAGCATCGTCAGCGTTTGAACCAGCACCGACTTGAATTTGTGTACCACCTGGCTCAACGAAGTTGCTGAGTGATACTGGAGATGCCTGTCTAGCACCTTTAGCAATAGCTCTGAAAATTAATCTATCATACTTTTGAGCAAGAGCATATCCAATCTTCTTGGAAATTTCGCCCCTCAACTCATAGTGTGCTAGTGTTTCATCTAGCTCATAAACAAAAGCCGAACTTATTAATAGGTCATCGACTGTAATTGTTTTCTCAGCTACTGGAGGAGTTTTGTCAGAGTTTCCTAATATGCTATTTCCAGGTGTGTGGTACTCCGCACTGGTGCGTCCAGTGTAGATGAACTGTAAACTCTTTCCGTTTGTGAGTGTACGCTTCATGACTAAGTCACGTGCGATTGTCTCTCTTTGGAAGCCAGTAAACATCTCACCTGAGAACAACTTTAAATACAAATCTCTGTTATTTGTAGCATTAGTTGCTGTGTTTATCCTACCCAGAAAGGTTTGTGAAGCAGGATTGTTTGTTGACTGTTGTGCCATTATTTTGTAAGGTTATATGTATCGTCTCTAGATCTAGAATTATAGGAGTCTTAATTGGACTCATTGAGATTTGTGGTCTATCCCACCGTCATGACGGCATTAGGTGTCCTCCGTAGAGGGCTAATACCAAATGTAGTGGGAGGCATTGCACCTCCCGTGTCGCTTAACGAACTACTTTGTGGTAATGTATATTTGGTCGTTTTTCAGTCATGTGTGTTTTAATGTGGCTTAATTCTAAAGCACCCATTATAAGAGCTAGACCGATTATACCAAACCAAATTGCTTTGTCATTCATTGGTTAACGTATGTGTGTACAACGTATCTATATCCTTTAGGACAAGATACTGTATGAGGGTGTGTATAATATACAGGATATATTAAAACCTCACCTCGTTGTAAAGTTGTGGTAAGTTCTTGATTAGGAAACTCATACTCACCGCCTTCATAATCATTATTTAAGCCGATAGTAAGACCAACCGTTCTTAACTTGCCATCATCATGTGAGCCAAACAAACCGTTAGCGTGGAACTTTGTAGCACCGTAAATCTTTCTTAGTAAGTAACCGTCATCTCCAGAAAAATTTGCAAACGTATAGTCCTTAACATACTCTGTAAGTACTTCTTTAATTTTTTCTAAAATAAAGTCTACGTGTTTTTTTTCACTTAGATATAAATTATAACCTAAATGATCTCCTGTGCTTCCTCCTTGATAAGCATTTTCTGAATTTGATTCATAGTAGTCAACGAGTTCTTTACAATACTCCTTACTAAAAACGTCACCGTACTTTGCGATACCGTCTCTCACTGACTTATAAAATTCCAGGTATGATCTGACCTGTAGTAGCGTATGCTCCAACAGCAGCAACAAACCCTATCATGGCTAACCAGCCATTTAGCTTTTCAGCTCTTTCCCAGTGTGTCATCGTTTTCTTCGTTTGTGGTTGTAGTTAATTCTACGTGAACTTGTTTTAGATTTTCTAAATCTTGTTTTTTCACCGCTAGACATCTCTTTAGTAGTCTTTGGTGTTTTAGAGGAGACTCTTCGAGATGGACGACAAGCGGGGTAGCCTTTACGCTTTTCGCCTTTCTGTCTGCCACATGGCTTACCAGTTTTTACGTCCACCCACTTTTCTTTAAACCATCTTCTTAAACTCATCTCTTTCCTCTAGTATATCCTTTAGCAGTCTTTCTTTTACCGCCAGATTTTACTTGTCCTTTACATACCTTCACACCATACGCATTAGCATATGCTGAAGGGTATACCTTGAACTTTCTTTTTGCTGCAGCTTTTCCACGAGCACATAGTTTAGCCATTACTTCTTCTTGCCCCCGTGTTTACAGCCACACTTAGATCCTTTTTTGTGTGCCATTAGCATTTCCATCTACGTAAAGCTAGGGCTTTCCTTGTGGGTCTACCCTTCTTATCTTTCATTGGCCCCTTGTTACCTTTCATGCGAGCACAAAAAGAACGCTTACGAGCACCACCCCCAGGCTGTGGAGCCTTGAGATTGGAGCCAGTTGCTCGATTATATTTAGCTCTGCCTTTAGCAGTAAGCCCACCCTTGCGGGATTTCTCACCTCTACCCAAAGACAGACTTACGCTTTTTTTACGAGCCATTACTTTTTCTTTTTCTTCATATTTTTAGCGATAGCTGCTGCTACCTTTGGTGGCATCTTAGGGTTTTTTTTCATGAGCTTCTTAGCTCCATTTCCCTTTTTCATTCCTTTTCCGTAATGTCCAGGCATTGTTAGCTCCTATACTTTAATGTTTGATTGTGCAAGTTTTCTGATAACGTCATCTCTGAACGCCTCATCAGTTCTGTATTCTGGTTTGTTCATGTCTCTGACAACCTCTGCCATACTTCTGTAGTTTTCAGTAGATGACTGCTTGCCAGTTACTATATTTGAATCACGCCCATTAGCGTCCTCGTATTGTCCCATAAGTGCTTTGACTGCGAATGATATAGCTGCTTTGTTACCAGTAGCTAGAACATCATCATAGTTCTTAGCATCCTGTGCAGTAAGATTATTACCTGCCCAGTTCATGAGCTGTTCATAACCTCGTTCACCACCAGCTATGTTTTTTAAATCTTTTACTTCTGCATCAGATAATACAGGTTGTTCTGGTTCTCCACCTAACTGACCCTTTAGTCCTGCTAAATAATTATCAACTATTTCTCTATTTAAACCAGCAGTAGCTAACTTATCATACATATCATCTGATAGAGTTCCATTGTTTTCTTCAAAATGTTTAGACATCTCGAATGGATCTATGTTATTTGATTGAAATAAATTACCTAACTGTTCACCATATAGTTCGTTAGCTGTGTCATAGTTGACCTTGCCATCATCAGTATATAATTGATATTCTGTTTCTGGTTCTGCCTCCTCTGTTGCAGGTGCATCACCTAATTTTTTCTGTAGCTCAAGATATGCTGCCTCTAAATCTTCGGCACTCTTATACTTACCAGCAAGCATTTTTTCTTGCTTTGCCATAAGTTCTTCACCGATCTTCAAAGATTCAGCTTCTTTTTCTGCAATAGATTGTGCTACTACAGGATCATCTGAGGTGTCGTAGCGGATTGTTTCTGCCATTATTCTTGTGGTTGTTGTGTAGCGATAGCGTTGACAGCTTCAAGTGCTTCTGGGTTTTTAGATGGATCTAACATTGGAGCGTTAGCCAGCTTACCAGCTTGATCTGTCAGTGATTGCATTTGTTGTGCTTGCATTGCTTGCTCTTGTTCGGCTTGACGCTCTTCATTAGTTTTAACTAAGTTAAGCATGTCAATACCTTGAGCTGCAGCAAGACGTTTGATAGCTTCATCAGCATTTAAGAACTGAGCTAAAGCCTCTGGCCCCATAGTCTGTGCTATGGTTGTTATAAATGACATCAGAGCCTCTCTATCTTGACCTCTACCAAGTGCATTTATACCTGCAACAATAGTAGGTCTTACCAAAGACTTAGGTAGTTCTGGTATTTCTTTAGACTGTGTGAGGGTGTGCATTTTTCTTTTGAGGTAGGGTATTAGGAACTCTGTAGTTAACAAGCTGAACAGTCCACCCAGCTGTCTCTCTAGCTCCATCTGTGTCATCCTAACCTCTTCTGCTGTAGTACGTTCAGACTGTCTTGGAGTCAAAATTAAAAATGCTTCTGACAATCTTTTCTCCAGCATGTTTATCATTTGATATGCTGTTTGAAAGTCTGCAGTTTTACCGACCTGTACTACACCTATATCATCTGGTCTACCTTGTATGATAGCTCCGTTACCTGCGTTAGCTAATGATGCTGGTTTAGTTGTACTTGAGGGTGATACAGTAAACACAACTTTCGCTGCTGCTGCACTACCTTCTACTATAGCTTGCATCAATGCCTCTAAAGATTTCAAGTCCCCAAGGAACTCTTCTACTCTAGAACGTCCGTAATCTTCTCCATCAACTGTGACAAAACGTAGTGGTAGCCAAGGAGTCTTGTCCCTGGGAGCCTTACCTACGCTGTCTGGTAGTATTGTGTCGTTAGCTTCTTGATGCCAACGCCAACCATTATCATATAGTTTTACACATGTATATACATCTACATCTTTACTTCCTTTGTAGTCACCCTTTGAATCATCATTAACGGTATCGTCCAGTTCTGGGATACCTAATAATTTTTTACTGACTCTTTCTTTTGTGACTATCTCAATTACTTCACCGTTGCCATCTCTTTCCACTACATAGCGATTGAGAGGGTAGACTTTCATACCTTGCTTACTCATATATACCAGAGCATTACCAGTAACAACGAGGTGTTTTAAGGCTGCAAAGATCTGAACTCTGTCAGTAGAACCTGCTATGCTATCCATAATCATACGTTCTACTTTTGCAAAGCTAAGATCTAACTCGCTCTTTGCTTCGGCAGGTACTTCTTCACCTAGTTTAGAATCGTCTACTTGCAGTTTAAAGAATGACGTGCTAGGAGGTAGGAGCCCAAGCATTAGTTTAGAACTAAGTGTGGTTACTCCTTTGGCTCCAACTGACTGCCAAGGTGTGGCAAAACTTTGATACAAAGCATCGCCTTCATTACGCATCAGGAGTGTGGGAAGTGTTAGTTCCGCACACTCATAAGCAACATCTAAAAACTGTTCACGGTGACTCGATAACTCTTGGTATCGCTGCCGTGCATTTTTCATTAGCTGTAAGATCCTCCAGCTCCACCGCCACTAGCAGTGTTAGTTCCTTGAGGTGTAGTAATACCCTGTAATCCACCTGTCTTAGGTTTCTTGGTAGCTAACTGTGTAGTACCTTGTTTAGCTGCTTTCTTAGCAACCCTCTTAGCTTTTACCTTTGCCTTTTTCTTTGTCTCATCCTCAACAGGAGCTGGGGTAGGAGCTTCTGGCATAGGTGTAGGAGCTGTTTGTACAGGCTGTGGGGGTGGTGGAGTAGATGGCGGGGCTGGTACTGGTGGGGGTGGTGGAGTGTCTCTTCGACCACCGAATAAACCTGGAAGGCACATAATTACTCTCCTTTAATTTGTTCTTTTAATATTCTAATAATTGATAACTGACCAGCCCTAAAAGATATTTCTTTCTCTGATAGCGTATGGTCTGGAAACTTGTCTGGAAACTGCTCATCGAGATCATCTATGATTTTCTCAATACGTCCCCACTCAAGAGTATTGTGGTAAGTTGGTGTTTGCATGTTCAAAAAATGCTGGCATCCTAGCTCGCTTTGTGTCGGCAAGCTGAGGAGCTTTACCTTCATACATCAGACGGTCACTTGAGTCCGTCCAAAAT